TCTTTTGCTCGATTCGGAGAACGTCGTCAGCATCAAAGGACTTCCCGGCAGGCTCGGGATCGGCGTTGGCCATCGCAACAATTTCGGCGATGTCGATCGCAGCGGAATCCTGGAACAATGGGCAGGCGAATATGCCCCCAACTACGATATGTTCAGGAGAGCGTCTTGAGCACCGATATTTTGGAAGCGTGTCTGGAGCGTCTTGAGGATTTTGATTACTCACCGCCACCAGCGCTGCTTTGGCCAGGCAAGAAGATGGAGCCGCCTGAAGAAGGCTTCTGGATCGAGCCCAGATACTTTCCCGGCGAGCCTGCTGATGAGACCTGGGACGAAGGCTGTGTCGTCACAACAGGCTTTTTCTACCTGCTTGTTGGATGCGATGCCGGGATCGGAGAGGATGAAGCGTCAGAACTCGCAGATGCTCTTGTTGCGTGGTTTCCGAAAGGACAAGAGCTTGGCCCTGTGAGAGTTCTGAAGAGAGCGACCAGAGGTGGCTCCTACATTGACGAAGGAAGCAGACTGTACATCCCTGTCACAGTACGCTATCAGGGTCTGACATGAATGAAATGAATAATGTCCCCCGCGCGTGGGGTTTTCCGGAAAACAATTTTCATTCTGATCGGAGGAAGTTAACATGGCTGGTGAATGTGGTGTTACAAACTTTGGTGGCAAATTCTACGTTTCCACCACAGCAGAGAACTCAAGCCTGGATCTGACTGGCTTTGAAGCTCTCGATTACGAAGAAGTGCCTGGACTGGTCACGAGCGATCCGACCGGCATCACGCAGAACGTCCTGTCTGACTCGACGTGGGACCGTCCTGTTGTCTGCAAGGGCAAAGGTGAAGCTGATGCTGGTTCGCCCACGATTGAGTTCCAGGATGTCGCGAGTGCCGGCATGGACGCGCTGGAAGACGCAGCACGGTACGACAACGCAAACAACTATGCGTGCTACTTCGAATGGACCGATGGGTCCAAGGAGTACAACCGTGGCATCGTGACTGGTCCGGAACGTTCCAAAGGCGGCAACGAGGACTTCAAGCACGTGATGTTTACCTGGGGCTTCCAACAGCCGCCTGTGGTTGTTGTCGCTCCGTCTTCAGTTTAACCAGCCTAGCTGGTCAACCAACCGACCTCCCGCAAGGGAGGTCGAATTAATGTAAACGAGGAGTAATGAAATGACATTCGATCTGAGCACAATCAAGAGTTCGAACCGTTCCGTCAACCTGCAGGATCCACGCACAGGCGAGGATCTGGGCCTGGTGTTCCATCTGCGCGCTCCGGACGCGGAAGAAGTACAAGCCGTGAGTCGCGAGTGGCAAGACCGGAAGTTGCACCCGAAGCACCGCAACAAGCCCATCAAGTCAATCGAGCTGGAAGCATTACAGGACAAGCGCATCCTCGCATCTGTGACCGGCTGGGACTGGGAAGATGCTGAGCTGAGCTTCGGAGGCGAGCAGCCCAAGTTCTCGGACGCGACGCTGCGCAAGTGGATAAAGGAACACAAGTGGATCCGTGACTTCCTGACACAAGAGACGGAGGACGTGCTGGCTTTTTTCGGCTAGCTGGCGAGGTGCTGGCCGAGAACATCGGCAACTCCGTAAGGTATCACATGCATTGGGGGCACACAGCCCCCAGTCGAACAGGACCAGTAAAGGTAACAAGAGCGGAGTTGTATGAATCGATCAATCAGCCAGTCCCAGAGCCAGAGGAGATACCAGAGGCGTTTGAGCACGTGTGGATCTGGTTCTGGCAACTCCATAAAAGACGGAAGCCAGCGTTTGAGCGTGTCGCTCCGATCGGCTACGACGACATTGCGAGCTGGTCGATGGTAACGCGGACGCAGATCACTCCGCTGGAAGTCGAGTTGATCATGACCATGGATGACGAGTTCATAAGCAAGTACAACGAAGAAGCTGCCGCGAAAGCGGAACGGGATAAGGAAAAGCAAGGCAAGGGCAAAACTGGGAGGCGTTGATGTCAGTCGATATTGCAGAACTCGGGTTCAGCGTGCGCAGCGACGGAGTTGTTGTTGCGACCGATCGACTCAACAAGATGAATACCGCGACCAACCAAGTCATGCGCAATCTCCGGTCATTCGAAGATGCCACGTCCAAGTTCGCACGCTCGATGTCGCTCCGCGTTACAGCTCCGCTGGTCGCTGCTGCCGCTGCGTCGGTGCATCTCGGCCAGTCATTCGGCGGCATGCTGGCAGAAATGAATACGTTGGCAGGCGTCTCGCGCGATGAGCTGAAACTCTTCCGCAAGGAGATTCTGGCGTTGTCGCAGGTTGTTGGCCGCACTCCGCTGGAGCTGGCGGATGCTATGCGCACGATCGCCTCAGCAGGCCAGACCGGCGCGAAGGCGATCGAGACGCTGACCGCTGCTGCGAAAGCGTCCGCGATCGGCATGGGCGATATTCGGCCAATTGCGCTCGCAGCGACAGCAGCAGTCAAAGCCTATGGCGAGGCGAATATGACATCAACCAAAGCCGTTGAGATTCTCATCGGCACGGTGGACAAGGGCAACGTCGCAGCAGCGGAGCTGGCGCCGACGATGGGCCGCGTCATCGGCATCGCGGCAGAGATGGGCGTGACCTTCGAAGACGTTGGCGCGTTCATCGCCACCTTCACGCGATTGGGCGTGGATGCTGCCGAAGCAACGACAGCTCTGCGCGGCGTTTTGACTGGCGTGATGGGGCCAACAGAAGGCGTCAATAAAGCATTCGCAGATCTGGGACTGACGGCAGAGCAGTTCCGCGACGTTATAGAACAGCAAGGCTTCATCAATGCCTTCCGAATGCTGGTGACGCGATCGCGAGAACTGAACGTTGACCTCATCGAGCTGATCCCGAATACACGCGCACTCTCCGGCGTGCTGGGCGTCTTTACCGGCGACGGTTCCGAAGCCATTGAGATTCTTGAAGGCGTATCCGACGCTGTCGGCACTTTGAATCCGCGTCTCAAGGACATGCAGGAATTGGATCCAGGCTTTCCACTCAAGCAGATGGCAGCACAATTCCAAGCAACAGCGATCGTCTTGTCTGAGCATCTGTTGCCCGTGACACAGGAGCTTAGCAACGACATTCGGAACTTGTTGTCGTGGTTTAGCAATCTGAATTCAGAAACCCAGATAACAGTTGTGCGAATCTTAGCGCTGACTGCCGCGATCGGACCGCTGGCCGCTGCCGTGGCAGCAGGATCGTTCTCGATCAGGTGGATGATCACGATGTTCACATCGCTGAGAACGGCAACATTGTTTTTCTTCGGCTCATCTGGCGTCTTCTCCGGCTCCATCGCGACGTTGAGGCTGATGGCGATTCAAATTGCTGGCGTAACGGCTTCGATGGGCGCAATGGCGGGAGTGCTCGCAACGCTTCGTGCGGCCATGGTGTTCTTGTTCGCAACTCCGCTCGGCTTGTTCATCGTCGCGGCTGGCGCGCTAACTGCTTTCGCAATGGCCATGGCAGGCGCGAAGGCTGAAACATCAGCGCTCGATCTTGAGATCAAGGCACTCATCGAGTCAATGACCAATATGAACGATACTGCCGTAGTTGTTGGCTTCAAAAAGATCGGCGCGGAGATGGCACAGACGCAGCAAAAGATCGAAGACCTGCGCAGACAAATCGAGTTTCTGAATGCTTTGGACGCGCAAGGCTCGGTGGATATTGGCGGCAGTCGTGGAGTGGAAATTGGCCAGATGACTGAGCAGATGGCCGCTGCTGAAGCTCGGATGGCGACGCTGAAGCAAATGGCGCTGGATTTGGCAGCAGCTTTCACAGCAGTCGGAGAAGGCGCCAAAAACGCAAACCAAGAGCTGCCTGAAATGAAGCAGGTGTCTGCCGACATCCTCGCTGAACTCGCAGCCAACTTCCGTTACATCGACGGAATGAAGAAGAGGAGATTGGCACCTGACTTTGAGCAGGATCTGAATGCGTCGCTCCGCTACGTCGAGTCACTTGAGGATATCAGCTCAGCGTACAAGTCGCTTGAGGCCAATCTGGATCCAGCAGCAGCGGCGATGAACGAACTCACAGAGGCACAGCTGCTGCTGAACGAAGCGGTCGCAGCAGGCATCATTGACGAAGAGCGCAGGCAGGAATTGCTGAGCGAATTGCCCGGTGGCGCCAACAACATGCTCGATCGCCTGCGTGAGATGGAGGAGATCATTGACCCTGGTCTCGCGAAGACGCGCGAGCTGGAAGATGCGCTGCGCGAATTGAACATCCTCGCAGAGGAGTTCGACATCCCACCGGAAGTATTTGAGCGCATGGCAGAAGGTCTTGAGCGTGCCGTCATGGCCGCTGACGGACTCGGCGACGCGCTCCAGACCAGCGCTGATATCGCAGCCGACGTTTTCCGCGATCTGCAGAAAGGCGTTGGGCGCGAGTCGGACCTGTATGATAAATTGACCGTGGCGATCGAAGCTGCCAACCTCGTGAAGGCGATTGGTGCCGTGCTCTCGCAGAGCGAAGGCGATCCATACACGGCATTCGCACGCATGGCAGCGATGGCTGGTGTTGTATCGGCGCTGGTGGGCGTCGCGCTTTCTGTCGGCGGTCTGTCTGGAGGCTTCAGCGACACGGCAGCAGATCGGCAAGAGACGCAAGGCACAGGGACGGTTCTGGGCGACGTTGCAGCGAAGTCGGAAAGCATCGCCAAGGCGATCGAAATCACAGCTGACGCTACCTCGGAGCTGGTCGGGATCAATAGGGGCATGCTGCACGCTCTGCAGAGCCTTGCAGACGGCATTTCAGGAGCATCCTCGATCCTTGCCCGTACCGGCCAGGGTGGCGCGTTCTCTGGGCTTCCTAAGACGTTCCAACCCAGCGACTTTTTACCAGGCGACATCTTCGCCGGGATCTGGGACAGCTTGCTGGGCGGCTCGGCGAAAGTTACTGATGAGGGCATCGCGATCCTCAGCGGTACGATCGGCGAACTGATCGATGGCACGCTCATCGCGGCATTCCAAGAAGTCCAGTACAAAAAATGGGCATTCGGTTCGAAGAAGACACGTGAGGAGCTGATCGCGCTCGGCGAGGAAGCCGCTGCGCAGTTTGGCCTCATCTTCCTCGCGCTCCAAGACACCGTGCGCGAAGGAGCGATTGCGCTGGGCATGTCACAGGAGCTGATCGACGCGCGGCTGGCGGCATTCGAAGTCGCAGAGCAGCGCATCAGCCTCATGGACCTGACAGCAGAAGAGCAAGCAGCGGAGATCGAAGCAGTCATCAGCACGATCTTCGACAGCATGGTGAGCGAGGTCGTGCCGTTCGTCCGACAGTTCCAAAAAGTTGGCGAAGGACTCGGTGAGACGCTCATCCGCGTCGCAACCTCTGTGCAGGTTTTCCAGGAGGCTGTCCAGCAGTTGGGCTATGCGGCTGACGTTGCGGACCCTGAAGCATTCGCCATCATGGCTGTGGGTCTTGTTGAACTGTTGGGTGGGGTGGAGAACTTCATCGCGCTGTTCACCGGCTTTATGGACCGCTTCGCGTCCGATGAGCAAAAGTTGACATTCGTCACCGACCAACTGACCCGCGCCTTTGACGAGGTGGGGATGGTGCTGCCGGAAACCAGGGACGGGTTCTGGGCATTGATGCAGTCGATGGACGCCACCACCGAGGAGGGGCGCAAACAGATTGCCCTCCTGTTGCAGTTGGGGCCGATTGCGGACCAGTATTATTCCTTGCTGGAGGATGCGGAGCGCGACAGGCTGGCAGCGGCAGAAGCAGCGGCGAAGGCAGCAGCAGACGCGCTGGAGCTGATCAGGCAACAGGTCGCATCCGTGCGAGACTTCATTGGACTCGGACCGTCGCAGGCGCTGGTCGATCTACAACAGCGCTTCGCGGACGCGATGAAGGCTGCGCGCGCACTCGGAGCCTCACAGGCTGAGTATGCGATGATTGTGCGTGCGTTCGATCGTCAACTGTCGCGGATGGCCGCTGAGCTGACGCGAACCGTCATCCAACTCTCGCAGGATCTGTTCAACGCAAGCGCGGAAGGCTTCGTTGATTCCGTCGAGGATGGCATCAACGAAGTGCGGCTGGTCGCGAACTCTCTGTTCAGCGAATGGCAGCAGGCGCTGACGAATCTGAAAGGCTTCGCCGACAGTCTGCTGCTTGACGAGAACTTGACGACGCTGAACCCAATGGGGCAATTCCTAGAAGCGCAGAAGCAGTTCAACACGATGCTGGCTGCTGCGCGGAGCGGAGACGTTGAGGCTGCTGGCGAGCTTCCCGGCGCTGCGCAGGCATTTCTTGAGGAGGCTCGCTTCATGTTCGCGAGCGGTCCGCGCTATGACGCCATTTTCCGCGAAGTTCAGCAGGCGTTGCGCGGGATCGAAATGCCCAAGGGCATCGAAGAGTACACGCGCGAGATTGCCGACAATACCGGCGAGACGGTGACAGCGGTCCAGACCGCGCAGGACGCGATTCTGGCTGGACTCGATCGGATGCTGAAGGCGATGGACCTCGCCAATGCGCTGCGTGACCTCTCATACGTTCTCGATCGCGGCACGGTTGGTCTCGCAGAAGAGCTGGGCGTGCCGCTCGATCAGTTGGCCGCTGCGCTCGGCATCGATGTCTCCGATTTGAGCATGGACACGTTGCTCGGAATCGCCAACATGGCGGAGCTGCTCGGTGCAGATTTGCGCGAACTCGGCGTTGTTCTTGGCGTCGATCTCGACGCGCTCGCAACCTCGCTCGGGATCGATCTGAATGCGTTGATGTTCGAGACGCAGTTTGTGAAAGAGATCGACTTGCTCGGCTCGATCTTCCACGAGCTGGAGATGGCCAACCTGTGGCTGGAGATGCTCGTGAATCCATTCCTCGATAACAAGTCGAAGGAAGGGCCAACGACGGCGCCAACGGAGCCTGTGACCACGCCGCAATCGAACGGAGGCGTGACATCATTCACCTCGGATGAGACCACGGAGATTGTGAGGCTGCTGACAGAGCTGCGCGATCTCCAAGAGAGCAAGGCCAAGGCCGATGCTGATGCCGATCGCCAAATGCTACAGGCGCAGATCACCACCAATGACGTTCTGAGGAGAACAGCGTGACACATTTACCAAAAACTTCCTACCTGTGCGTGTCTGGCTGGGGCGATGAGATTGATGGGATTGAGGTTACAGAACTCGATGCTGGGGATGGCATCGCCTCTGTCGATAGTCCGGAGTCGATCTGTACATCCACGCTGACGGATTACGCAACAATCAACGTCAGCGGTGGCGACACGGAGGTTGTAGAGTTCTCCACGAGTGTAACCATGAAGCCATCGGAAAACGAACTGAGTGGCCTCAGCACGATCGCGTTGCTTGGAATCCGCGTTACTCCGCGCGATGTCGATGGTGTGCTGCGCGGCTCATTGACTATCGGCAGTCGGACTTGGCACAGCGCAGCACCAATCTATGGACAGACGCTGAGACGAGTTTTGCCGGACGGCATGGAAGGTCATTCGCTCCTCGGAAGCGGTTTAACAAATCTGATTTTCCACGACCTTCCTGATTTGGCCACCGGAGGCGCGGTGATGGAGTTCACGCTCAAAAGCGATGGCGGTCCAGATCTTGGCTCTACACAGATAATGATCGGCTCCGTTTTTGGCGGCTTGCAGATCCCGTTCGCGAATGCGCCATCATCCTATGTGTGGTCAGACGAAGTGGCCAACCAAGAGTTCATCACACGCGCACTCGGCCACATTTCCTCGGACGGAGTGATGCGCCCATCAACGACTTTCGAATTTGCGAGCACAGACATCGTAGACATCACGGGCATCGGCGAAGATTACTATGGGACTGGAGGAGGCGTGCCGATGCCGTGCCTGATGCGCGCAATGATCGCTTCCGTTGGCCAGCCCATGTTGCTGTCGCCATATCCATACTCCTTCGAAGGAGAGTGGGACGACACGCCTGACGCTGCCGAAGTTACGCAGCGCCTGATGTCGGTCAGGCAAAACTTCTTCTCGATCTATGGCTTGTTGGACCGCCGCACCGAGATCGGCTTGCGCGAATACAACAATGGGCTTGAGTCCGAGTATCGCGCGCGGCTGCGCTTTATGGGCATCCGCTGATGGCCTACCGTACAGGCAACATCATCATCTCGTTCATGGATGTGGACGATGAGCCTGTGCCTATGTCGACAGAGTTCAATGTCTCAACGCACGGCTACGTCTCGCCAGACTCTCCGTTCCGCTACGCTCCGGCGCGGCTGAAGCCATCCATCTCGATCGAGAAGTCCATTGGCTGCGTGTTCTGGAACGAGAGTGGTGGCGTCGAGTTCGGCAACATCGACATCTCCATCGTTGGCCGTGGCACGGACCTCGTGAGTACCGGCACGATGGTCGATTGGGTCGAGTGGGCGAAAGACAATCCAACTCCACAGGCCGTGTTTTCGTTTGAGCTGTCCGATCGGACGCTTGAGCACTTCGCAACGGCAGACGCCATCGGCATCTTGTTCCCAGACTCACAAACGATCCGCGTGCGCCTGAACACGAAGCACGGGCAGAAGCTCGATCAGTACATCAACACGTATTACTCCGGCGTCAATGACGAGATCGACGGCAACCCCATTCCTCTTTTGTTGGGCTCGCCGTCGCTCGTGCAAGTTCTGCCTACGGTCCTGCGTGACGAGACGGTACAGCGCTATGACGTTGCGGACCTTCCGCTGGTCACAGGCCTGAGTCCGTCGCAGTATCGTGCCTTTGATCAAGGCGTGGTGTTGTTTGAGGATGCGTCTCCCGGCTTTACTGTCGTGGACAATGGCTTCGAACTGACCGCGAATCCAAACGGCAAAGTTTGCTTCGGCATCGCAGGCTTGTCGACTGGTGGCATCGAAGACCCATTGGAAACCGGCGCGATGCTGGAAGGAACTTGGCGCGTGTTGCGTTACGTTCTGTTCAGAGCAGGCATCGACGTGGACACTTACTTCCCTGCTGAGATTGACTGGCCTCTTCCGCAGCCGGGAGGAACTGACGCCTATTATCCGTTTGTCCACAGCATGACGCCAATCACAGCGCGGCAGATTCTTGACAAGGTGACTGCTCCGCTCGGCGCGTGGTGGTACGTCGATGAAATGGGCATGTTCACTTTCGGTCTTATTGTCGCGCCAGAAGATCAGGACTTTGTTGCGCGGTACACGGACCAACATACACAAGGTGAAATCTCCGCGCAGATCGACCTCGCGCCTGGGTTGTCGAACCGCATCGCATGGGGCTATCGTCCCGGCTGGTATCAGCAGGGCGAGCTGGCAGGCTCCGTCACAGGAGACTTCCGCACGACGCTGTCTGTGCCGTGGACGTACTGGGAAACGACGGAGACAATACCGGGATTGTACGCTGGAGCATTGGGCGTCGAGGCGATTGAGTTTTTGAACGCTGCGACGGGCCTGACGCCGCTCGATCTCTCTTACATCCAAGACGAGGTTGACCGGTGGTGGGCCGATCTTTACTACACCACACGTCGCTTCTACACGTTCACAATTCCGATTTACGGCACGCAAGCTCTTCCTAATCTTGGCGACAGCGTGCTGTTACAGTCCGACTTGTTCAGGCTGTTGACTGCACAGGTGGCGATGCTCGTGCGACGAATCAAGATGGACATTGGCGGTGGCCTGCTGACGATTGAGGCTTGGGGCGGTGAATACGAAACAGATGGGCCATTCACGCCATTGGACTTTGCTGCTGACGCCATCGATGAGGATGAGATTGAATTAACATGGAGTGACGTTTAATGCCTGCACCAATTTTACGCATTCAGCGCAGTCCGAACGGCTCTAGTGGGTGGGCGGATTTGACCACCGTTGCTGACGGTGTTGAAGACTACACAGACACAGGACGCACCCCAGGCGTCCCTTACTTTTACAGAATCAGGGAGGAATGGGGTTCTGCGTTTAGCGAATGGTCAGCGGTAGTCAATGCGACGACTCAACTTGATGCCCCTTCTGGATTGACCGCTACAGCTTCAGATGTTGAAACCGTCAACCTCGCGTGGGTTGACAACTCCGTTGCGGCGGACACCTTTCAAATCCAAATTAGCCTCGATAACTCAATTTGGACTGACCTTGATACTGTCGCCTCTGGCGTTGAGGCATACGAATCTGACGGGCTTGCTGATGGCACGCTGTATTACTACCGGGTTCGCGCAGAACTCGGGGCGCTTTTTAGCAACTGGTCAAGCACCGCGAGCGCGACCACGTTTGTGAATGGCGTTCGGCTGTTGATTGTGAATCCCACAGGGATAACCGACACCAACTACTCACCGGCAACTGAACACGGCGCGCTCCTGTTCAATGCAACTGGAAACGGAGCGCTTACATCTGCGACAACCTTTGACCTTGACACCGATGGCTACGCGCAGGACACCAACACTTACGCTGTGTTTGCTGACCTTGCGAGCATTCCGGCCTACACCACGCGGCGAAAATATGAGCTGTGGGGAAAGACCAAAGATGCCTCATTGACCAATAACATCGGCGTGGAAATAATCACCAACAGGGCAGCAGGCAGCACGGTGACCTACTGGTCGTTCATCATGATTTATGCAACAGCCACAGGCCGATTCGATTTGTATCTGGCTGAACTGGTTGCGGGAGTTTACAACCTCAGAGCATCTACATTCACGACAGTCGCGCCTGACTGGCCCGGAATATGGCACCTAACCGTCTATGAGCAAGGGGACTCCGTGGTATTCCAAGCGACCATGTATGAAAGCGATGCGACAGGCGATGATGAGGCGGTGTCCTGCTCCTACAGCATCGCGAACCGGCCACAGAAGTCGGTGACCAGGGCAACCTTCCGAACCGTGAACTCATCGGCAGACGAGTGGCTGATTCGCGGCTGCATGATTTCGGACATGATTTGAGGGAACCAACATGGCAAACGGATTGATGTTGCTGATGGCGAACCCAATAAACCGGGCTAGCTCAACCTATAACCCAGTTACTCAGGGCGCGGTGTTAGCTGTGGACTCCGGGGTCGTGGGTTTGACAGCACCAACCAGCAACACCGACCTAGATGCTGACGGCTACTGGTACGACAGCACATCATTTGCTGGCTATGTTGGTTGGACTTCGATGCCAGCCTATTCTGTTCGCAGAAAATATGAAGTGTGGGGGAAGACAAAAAACGCATCGCTCACTTCATTCCGAGGGATTCAGGTAATTTTCAACAGGCTGGACGCTAACAATTTGTGGGTGGCACAAATAGCCTGGAACGGCACGCAATACTACGTCGAACTTTCACAGGCAACGGCTGGAGTATTCACGCAACGGGCTGTGGCGGTGTTTACCACAGCGGTGGCCGTCCCGGCAATCTGGCACCTGACCGTCTATGAACAGGGCGATTCTGTGGTGGTGCAGGGTATTGCGTACGAGAGTGACGCGACTGGTGATGACGAAGCTATTTCCTGCTCTTACACGGTTGCCAGCCGAGCAAACAAAACGGAAACCAGAGGCTATATTGCGGCACTTAGCACCATCAACGACGAGTGGCTGGTTCGTGGCTGTCGCGTCTCGGATATGCTGTGATGTGGCGGATCGGACTCGTGACCGTCGCGCTCCTCGCCGGATGCGGCTGGCCTGGACGTGACGTGCGACTCCTCCACGTCAAGCACGAAGAGAGCTGCGTGGTCACGCTCACGCGCGGCGAAGCGGAATCTGTACAAGGCGTGGACAAAGCGCCAGCGGTGCGCGTCGTGAAGGTTGCGCCCGATTGCACGACCGAAGTGGAGACGTCACGTGATGTGGAAATTGAAACCGAGAAGAAAGGAACAGATGGATAACTTGGGCTGCGCGTTGATGATCGTTCTCGTCGCCGTCGCAGCGCTGGTATTCTTTTTTGGCAGAGCCCATTAACCTGTAGAGGAGTAAGCACCATGTCGAAGCAAATGATATTTTGGATCCTGATGATCCTCTGGCTCGCCGGTTCTATCTCGGGCAATCGCCTTGGTGTCTGGGCGCCGCGCGCAACCAACCTGCTGCTGTTCGCTGCGCTGCTGATACTTGGATGGGCGACGTTTGGCGCTCCGGTCCAATGAGGAGAACAACATGACACAACCAAATCCACTCAAGACGACATTCAAAGCCATCTATGGGATGAATCCGACCAAAGACAGGGTGGCTTACGGCAACAACTCAACACGAGTTCTGCTGACGATGACTGGAGAGGAAAACAAGATCACCATTCCCGGCGTTACAGGCGTTGCCGGAAAACTTTGGCGGTGGGAGTTCGCGGACCCGACGCTGAATGTCTGGTACACCGTGCAGTATTTGAAGGCTTCTGACAACAGCCTCATTGATGCTGAGGACTCACAGGGGACTGGCACTCTCAAGCTCATCCCCAAGAACTTCCCGACTGTGTTGATTCTGAAGGCTGGCGATCCGGCCAAGCATATGCAAGCCCAGCCCAACGGGTTCAATATGCTGCTGAAGGCCAAACTGCTGTAAAGGAGAGCGAGATGGCAACACCAAGGTTGAGTTCGTGGTTTCCGAATGGACAGGTGAGCTATGGAACTGGGCTCACTTCCCGTCGCGCGTGGTCGCCGGTTCTGAAAGGCGGCAACAATGCGAACATGTTCACCTACGTCGTTCCACGCGGTGGATGCCGCATCCGGCTCCGTGACGCGGAGTTCAAGACGCAATGCCGCGCGACGATCCTCAAAGCAACCGGCACCGTTCCGGTCTATGACAGTCCGCTGGGAACGTTCAGCTATCGACACACGGCGCTGGATGTTGGCAAGACGTTCCGGTTGAATGTGTACGGAGAACTCAATGAGTTGACGTTCCGGTTCTTGGGCACGCTGACGATCTCTGCGTGAAAAAAAGGGGAGGTGCCCGCGACACCTCCCCTTCCCATCTAGCCTGTTCGTGCTATCGCTTCACGTTGCGATCTTCCTCCTTACGAACACTCGATGCTGGCCTGCCACGTCCGGTCCGGTCAGCTCGCGTATTTCCCCCAGTTCTACCATGTAATCTAGGGCTGCAAGCCGCGTCCAACCGTCTCCCGCAGCCTTAGCTAGCGCCTCTTGGCTCCGGACAGCGCCTGCAAGCTGCAGGAGGCTTTGCACTTCGTCCCTGACGAGGAGTAAAACCTTGGTGCCCGTCTCGCTGAACAGCTTGGCTCGATTTTCCTCATATATGTACATTTATCGCTTCTCCCGTCTTCGCCTTGAGCCTGCAAATCTCGGACGTCAGCGCAGCATTCTCGGCCATCAGCGACTCGATCTGTTTGCGCAGCTCTTCGATCCTCTCCTGCGCGGTCACGATCCTGCTGCCGTGGATCTTCGCACGCCATTCCTTCAGCCTCTTCTCGGCTTTGGCGTCGATCGTGTCTGGATGATGCTGGAGGCACTTCCCGTCCTTCACAGCGTTGCGCTTGCAGCGGTGGAAGCGCGGCCACATTCCTTTCTCCCTGACTTGTTCTCTACACTTTTCCATTACCATGCTCCCGCGCAGCGCGCAAGTGAAAGTAGAATTGAGGCCATCATAAAGACGAAGACGATGCGTTGTACTGTGTTCATGATCATGTCGGCTCTCCTTACCAAGGTCCATAGTGTTCGTGGCGAGTTATCAGCGCACACATCTGTATCCGAGTGTACCTTTTCACAGACTGCTCGGAGATCTGGCCAGCGCGGTAGTAATCGCCACGCGGCCAGACGGAAGAGTTGCCGTTGGCGACATCCAGCACGAGCACCGGACCGAAGCCTGGGAACAGTTCGATCCAAGCGTGGGTGTGCCAGTCCGTCTCCGGATGGTACACGAGACCATGGACGAGTTTAACTTTGTCGCCTCTCGGCTCGATCGCATGCATGCGGCTGGTAACGTCTAGCGCGAGCGATGGGCTCACACCTCCTTCTTCGTTTCTGTAGCTGGGATCTGGCAGCATCGCGCTGACCGTCGCAGTAAAGCAATCGCCGTGGCCGCTCATGCTCACATCCCCCACTTGTCAGCGCAGATCGGGCCAATGCCCAGATCGATCGATTCGCCTTTGGTAAGCTCGCGTCCGCAGCACGAGCATTTCCCGGTGCGGCGACCATAGGCCACGGCAGCAGCGAGAACGTCGCCTGCAATCTCGTTCAGCTCTTCCCGCGCCTGATCGTCGCGTCCCACGAAGGAGCCTTGCGGAGAAATTTTGCCGCTGTACTCTCCGTCGCGCTTCACGTACAGGAAACCGGGATTGGTGCTGGTGTCCTTCGCGCGGGAGATCGTCAATGAGCCGACTCGCATGACTGGCGTCTTGATGCCGTTGCGGTGCGCACTCTCAAACTTCGCACGCAGACCGCTCAGCTCAGCGGTCACTTCCTTCCCGATCGCGGCAGCAGCCTTCTTCGCTGCGCACTTCTCCATCATGCTGCGCGCGGAGGCGAGCTGCGCATCTGTCAACGCACGACCGGAGGCGAGCTGCTCGGCGAGAGAGTTGGCGAACGGAGACCAAGGTGCGCTGTCGTTGAGGAAGCGCACCAGCGCGTCGCCAGCAGCGTCGTTCGCAGCCTTCCACGCGGCCTGCTTCTTCAGACGGCGAGCCTCTGCGCCCTTCGCACGGCGAGCCTTGCCCTCTGGAGACTGGTCCTTGGGCTTCGCCTTCTGCTGGCCGGTTCCGTTACAACGCATACAGCGGACCTGGCGAATGTTCACGTAGCCGATCGTGATGCTGCCGCGTCCCTTGCACCGCTCGCAGGTGTAGGTCTGCTTCGGAGCTTCCGGCGCGAACTCGGCTGAGTGGTCGAAGTATTTGGCCACCTGCTTGCCCTCCTCGCTCGGCGGGAGGAAGTCATTTTCATTTTCCAGATCTTTGAAGTCAATTTCCATTTTCGTTTCCTCGGTCTTGGAGCTGGACAATCCGGCTCCTGGGTTGGTGTTATTAAAACATCGTCTCGATGTCAACGCCAGTTACTTCTTCCTTGAGCGACTCGATGACTGACTCGATCTCATCGTGCCACTCGCTCAGCGCACTTTCATAATCGTCGTCATCATCGTAGTCCTCAGCGTCAGGAGCTTCGGACGGCGAGCTGAAATCGAAGCTGCGGAGATCGGACGCGGCGCTGCGGAGCGAGTCTGCCTGTTCGCGCATCGTCTCTGCCTGTGAGCCCTGCTGGAGCGACTCGGGCATGTTGTCTGCTGACTCTTCGTACTGGTCAGCGAGGTCTTCCAGTTCGTCGGCGCAATCGCTCGCTGCCTGCTCGATCTCATCAAAGAGGCTCTGGGCGTCGTGGTGCTCTGGGCTACGATCGAAGCTGATCCGGTCCATCGCGTCGCTCAGCGACTCTTGCGCTGCCAGAACACAGGACTTCTTGCCCGTGCTCAGTTCGCTCGGACGAGGATAGTGGTTGAACAACTTCTTCCCGCCGAAGCGCGGAGTGGTGAACCAATACTGCTCGCCTTTCTTCGCGACGCTGTTGTCCTTGCGGGCTGCTTTGACGTGGTAGACTTTCATGACTGTTCTCCTTTCGCCAGCGCTGCTGTCAACTCGTTCACTTCTTCGTACATCTGGTCACGAGCCTCAGCGTAGCGGTTCGCCTCGGCGCGCAGCGCGTCAACTTTGGCTTCGCTATTCAGCAGGTAGCTGGCGTTGTACGCTTCGCGCGACTTTCTGGACGATGCGTTGTCCATCTGCATCGCGCGGATTTTCAGCTCATTGATTCGGGACTCGGCTGTATGACGTTCGATCATGTTCATTTCAATTCTCCTCGGTTTCAGTTGGTGTAGATTTTGGACAAACGGCTCACCAGGGCGCACGCCGACAGCATCTCAGCGCGGTTCTCGGCATCGTCGTAATAATCGAAGTTGCCTCTGGTGATGTCTTTCCAGTTCTCTGCTTCCTCGCGCAAGTAGCGCAGCATGTCGGTGTCGGCGATGTCGATAAGGCACGGAGCGAAAGAGTTGTATGTTGCGTTCAACTCAGCCTCCAACGCTTCCAGCTTCTCGACAGTCACACCGTCAACTTGGTGCTCTGGCTCTTCGATCGATACGCGCACCTTGTGGGCGATCGCTTCACGCATCCTCAGGGTCATAGGAACTTGAAACATGATCACTCTCCCTTCGCCTTTGCTGCTGTCGCTTCCTTCGCGCGGACGGAGCGAGCGAACTTGACCGCCCATGCCATCGCTGCGGCCATGTTCGCTGCCGCGTCCAGATCGTCTGGGACGCCAACGGTGCCATCTTCGCGCATACCGTCGTGAGAGAAGCGGCCACCGGAAGCCTGCGTGACTTCGTAGTGGTGCTGGTCGCGATGCCTCCAGCCTTTCCGGATCGTGACGTTGATCATGTCGGACCAGTAACCATCCGGCTGGATCTTCAGGCTCAGTCCGACGAACTCGCCATCATTGTTGACTTCGCATTCGCCGGAGACGCGGAAGCAGCCGTTGCTGCCGATGCGTCCGTTGCAGATCCAGAACACCTTGCCGATGATCTCGTCACCAGCGTAGTTCATCCGTGTGTATGACTCGACATCAAAGCTGGTTTCGAACTGGCTGAAGTGGTGCTTGGTTGATTTGTTCATTTCGTTCTCCTCGGTTTCAGTAGCGTCGGGAATCGACACTCAGAAGAGGTCCGCAGACCTCGACTGGCTGGCGACTCAGTTTACGACGGCGATGCCGTGCTGGACGAAGAACATCGGCGAATAATCGACCATGCTCAGGTTACAGGCCACGACGGCGAAGCGCGTTACATCTTTGACTTCGACGGCCACAACCATGTACTTGAAGTTGATGGCGAACTTTTCTGCGAAGTTATCGGCACACCTCTCTGCGTTCGCGACGGTAGAGAAAGTGCGGACGGCTGGGGCGAAGCGGCGAGCGGTAGCGGTAGCGTTGGTCATTTCGTTCTCCTCGGTTTCAGGGTTTTCGGTCCGGGTTCTTCCCGTACAACATATTATTCCCCAAAATATGTCTGAAAGAAACATGTTTTCACTCAGAAGTAGCCGAGTGTTTTCAATGGTTTATCGCCCATCACGAACGCAGCCAGATCGGCTTTATCCTGTAAAGCCTGTATGACCTCAACTTCGATCGTCCCGCTGGCGACAAAGTCGATGTAGGAAACCTTGCTGACTTGGCCGATGCGGTGCGCCCGATCTTCTGACTGGAGACGATGCTCAAGGTTGAATGAGTTGCTGTAGTAGACAACTGTGCTCGCAGCAGTCAATGTGAGGCCAACTCCTCCCGATTGTGGATGGCCGATGAACACCTGCGCGTCGGATTCTTGGAAGCTGTCGATGTTGGCGTCACGGTCCTTGTCGCTGATGCTGCCGTGATACGAGACGCTCTTGACCTCCGCACGATGACATGCGCCCTCAATGTCTCTGATCTCCTGCTTCCCGTAAGCCCACACAATCAACTTCTTGTCGCCAAGGTCTTCCAGAAACTCCGTCAGCATCTCCAGCTTCGGATTGTCGCCATTGATCCTGTTCGTGCCTTCAGGCGTCAGGAAATATCCGGAACACACCTGCGACATTTTCTGCATCGCTGTGAGCTTCGTGACCGGCTGGATCGTGTCATCTTCGAACAGCAAGCGGTTCTTCGTCTCCAGCTCCTTGTACACGCGCCTCTGCTCCGGCGAGATGTCGAAGAACATCTGCGTGTAAACTTTCGGCGGGAGGTCCAGGCAATCCTCCTTCAGGACGCGGAACGAGAACTCTTGCACGCGAGCCTTCAGCTCATCGAGCTTTCTGTACATTGGCCTGCCTTCATGATCCTTCCGGATCAGCTTCGGCATCCGGTAGCTGAGCAGCTTCTCAACCCACTCGCTTGTCGCTGTCGGATTCTGCCGGATGATCTTCGCCTTCATCTGGCGCTTGATGGCAGCATACACGTGATCGCTGTCGTCTTCCATCACGGCGTGCTTCGTGCAGAATGCGCGGAAGGAATCGCACGCCAGAATCTTCGGGTCCAAAAACTGCAGCTGTGACCAGAGATCGAACGGACCGTTGGGCGCTGGCGTACCGGAGAGAATGCGGCGATATGCGAACGTGTGGCGAAGTTCCAGCGCTCGCTTCGTCCGCTGTGATGTTGGCGTCTTGATGCGCTGGCTCTCGTCCGCGATCGCCATTGTTGGTCCTCCTTCGATGAACTTCTCAAGGTAGGAAAGACCGCGCTTGTGATTGAGCGTCTCCCAGTTCGCAGCAAGCACTTTCAAACCGGGATGTTTCAGAAAGTCGGCAAGCTCCTTCTGTTTGGTCTTCGTTGTCGTCGGGCGCCACAAGCAGGCGAGAAATGGCACGTCATCCGGCGCGTGCTTCGGCAGCTCTCTGACGATCCAGTTTGAGTCCACGCCTTTGGGCGCGAGGATCAGACAGCGATCGATCTTGCCCAAGCGGTACAGCGCGAACAATTCCGCGATGCTGCTCCATGTCTTCCCGGTTCCCTGATCGGAGAAGTTGGCGAATGCTCTGCCCAGTCCTGCCTTCAAGAAGGCATCGCGCTGGTGGCTGTATGGCTCGGTCTTCAAGCCATCAAGGTGCGCTTTAATCTCATCCATTTTTCTGCCCTCATTGGTTTCGGTTCACAAAACAACGATGCTGCGACGAGTTCGCCCACCGTCATGCCGTTGATCTCTTCAGCTCGCGCTCCGCTCATCAGCAGCAGGCGCTTGTTGGTATCGATCAAGAAGAAAGATCTGCCGCCACATTGAGCGTGATAGCGGTGCCAGTTGATTTGGTCCCGTCCGATCGGGTGGTTGGATCCAAACAGCGGCGTTGTTGCGCGGACCGGCTCG